ACCAACATAGATGTTCCTGTAAACAATAAACTATTAACAGGAAAATATTGAAAATATACTTGTGAAGGTATAGCTAAACTATTTTCTAAACTTAAATATACAGGAGCAATACCATCAGGTAAATTTGAAATCTCATAAGTACAAGTATTTGTTCCTGCATCATAAGTATATGATTGAGTTATAGTTACTCCCAAGTTTGCAGTAAACCAATTTTGTATTATTACAAATAAATCTGTAATGTCTCCTGTAGAACACATATAATCAACTAAATCATATTGAGTTGAAAATATATTCCATTGTTGATTTGTATAGATATTTTGAAAATATAATCCTGTAATTGTTAATGAAGAATCAGTTGGAAATTGTAATTTCCATTCTGTATTTAATATATCATCTTCTGTAATAGTTACAGTATTTGTTTCTGATGTACAACAATTAAGTGTTCCTGAAACAACAAAATTAGTATAGTTATCACTATTAGAAATAAAGTCAGAAAGAGTTTCTGACTTTACTTCTATATAGCTACAGTTTTCAGTTTTTGAAAGTGTAAGCATTTATTTAGGAAATTGTATGTCTTACAAATATTGTTACTCCATCACCTGCTGAATGAGTAGTAGACCAAGTTAAAACAATGTCACCACCAGTTAAACTTAATATACCATCAAATGTAGCAACATCAGTTCCATTAGAATAAATTTGATCACTAGTTGCTCCATCAATATAGATAATGTCTGCACCAATTAAAGTAGCAGCACCTGTAGTAATGATAACAGGACTAGTATCTGTTGCTAAATCAATTACACCAAAGCTTTCATAAACTTCATTAGTTTTATAGTATTGACCTGTTTGAACACTTGTAGTAACGTTATTGGGTAAATTGTGGGGGCCTACAGTAGATTTGTTATTTACTACAATGAAACTTTCATCATTAGGTCTTCTTAATAAATTAGAAGCACTAGCACAACAATAGATAAGTTTTTTAATTTCCTTTTCTAAAAAATAAGGTAATCCCATTTTATTTTAAGTTTAATTTGTTAAAAGAAAAAAAAGGGAGAGAAACCTCTCCCTTTTTATATTAATAGGTATTATCCTAAACCATCTTCAGTTGGGTCATTGTAATCAGAAGTGTAAACTACATCTTCACAATCACAATTAGCTAAAACAGGGTCCATAGCTTCATAACCTTCTACTGCAAAGAAAGCATCAAGAATAGGTAACAAACCATTAAATGTTGTGTTAGCACTACCACCAGTAGTACATTGAGCAGCAACAATAGTGTTCATTTTGTTTTTGTATTCTTGCCATCCTCCTACAGATTCAGGAGAGTAATGAAGGTTTAATTGGTTGTATTTACCTGCATTAGTAGAGAATCTTTGGAAGTTAGTAAATGCTGTTCCCAACATTTCACCTACTCTGTAAGGACCAGGTTTTCCATTGTATCCACCTGCTTCATACTCTAACCATCCAATATCTTTACCTTGACCTTCACCAAAAGAAGGCTCAGCAAAAGTAGCTACAACTGCATCACAGTTTAATGGCTCAAGAAGAGAAACAAGCATTTTAAATTGTACATTCTTGTAATATTTAAGAGGAACATTACAATAAGCATACACTTTAGAAGGAATAGTTACAAGTCTTACACCAAGACAAAGACCAGGATTAGCAGCAATCCATGCAGCAACGTCAACAGCATTAATTACAATAGGAGTACCAGGAGTAGTAGTGTAGTCAATGTATTGAGCTAACACAATACCATCTTTGTCAGCATTAACTGCATTTACAAGAAGTTCAGCAAGTTCATTGCAATCTCCATCAGGACATGCACAACCTGAACCACAACAACTAGTAGTAACAGAAAATGTTTTTGAGAATTGGTTAAAACCAAACATCTCATAAGCTTGAGTATTACCTCTAAATTCTACTTTAACTGAATAAGTAGTTTCACAGTTAATGTTACTGAAATCAGTAATGTCTACTGTGTGAGATCTTTCAGGGTTATAACATCTGAAAGAATAAGCATCAAGATATGCTCTTGGGATATTTGTACCTGCTGATGTAGCAATTGTATCTACAACACCATCACCATTTTCATCTACACCTACTGCAAGAAAGATTGCTCTTTCATTAACAATAGTAGCTGCACTTTGAGATAGTCCTGTGGTATAAGAGAATACACCAATCTGACCAACAGCAAGAGAAGTAACAGGTAAACCTGCTCCTAATACTGCTTGATCATTTAATGGTACAAGCACTTGAAATACTGGATTATTAGCACTCATTTTTTAAAAATTTTAATTGTTTAGAAGACTAATTTTAGATTGTTTAATTTGATAATCAGGAATTTGCAATTGACCTGTAATAATCAATGCTGCTAAATCTACAATTTCTCTATGAGTATGATCAGGTAACTCACAATTTTGACTACCTGTTAGTACAACACCATTAGGTAGTTTATAAGTTCCCCCTACATAATCTTGAGCATTTTGCATATAAGCAGGTTTCCTAATATAATTAAATTCACATATAGAGTTTACAATAAAGGTTTCATCACTAAAAACACGAAGTCCATCTTCAAAAAATCTAACATTTACTTCTAACCAATCAAAGTCACTACTATCAAAAGGACTTTCTTCGTGAGTATCATCATGTTGTCTGACAAACAATCTTGCTTGTACATTTTGACAATTTCCTCTACTAATACAAGCATACCCTGATACAAAGAATAAATAATTTTGTGGCAAGGTTACTGTGTAAGAACTAGAGTTAAATATAATAGCAGGAAGAGGAGTAAGCTCATTAACAACAATTGTTCTAATGTCATCTATACTCCTCTGGTTTACCTCAAAACCATATCCATTTTTAGACCTTGGTTCAGCAATCATCTTAATAAAGACTTCTTGAGCTTCATTTAATGCCCAATCAATTTCAGGAACTCTAAGGTTTCTGTATTGTTGTGAGTCTAATTTATTAAGTTTGACTTTTAAGTCATAATGCATTGCTCTGATATCCATGCCTGCTATCTATAATTTTTAATTTAATTTTTCTAAAATTCTTGCTTTAATTTCTTGATTCTGTGGTGATAAGAAATATTCTACCACATCATCTATACTGTGTCCAAGAATATCACCCATGTAATAAATTCCTGAACCTTCTTTGTTTAATATGTTTTTATATAATGCTTCTACCACCATACCTTTAACATATACAAACTGTTTGTCTAATTTAGAATATCTAAGGAAATCATTAATTAAATCTCCTTCTATAATCTCTCCTATTTTAACCTCAATAAATTCATTAGATTGTTTTCTTACTGAAATATCTAAAAGAATCTGAATGAGTGATACTTTTTGCTCTTTAGTTAACTTATCTGCAATCTTATATGCTTCTTTCTTTTTATTGATTTTGTGTGCTTCTATTTCAATATGCTCACTTTCATCATAAAGAATATGAGTTGCTAAAGGCCACAAACCTTCTTGATATTCTTTTTCAGAATTAGCAACATATAAAGATGCTTTGTAATTTTTAACTTTAATAAAATCTAATGGCTTAGCCATATCTAAAATTAAAGTTCTGTTTGGAAATTTTAAATGAGCTACTTTTGTACTCCAAAACTCATGTGGTTTATTTGGGTTAAAAGTATCACCTAAATCTACTCCCATTAACTCTCCATATTTTTTTGCTTCTTCCTCTGTTAATCCTGTAGCATATTTACCTGTTGATGGATTATACAATATTTGAGAAGACTTGTCTTGAGCAAAATTATCTTTACCTGATTTACCATGCCATCTTACATTTTCAATAGGTCTTAATTCAACTAAGTTTGGATTTCTTTCTGACATAATTCTTAAATTTTTGATTTTGAGGTTTTTAAAAAGTGAGGGAATAAATCCCTCACTTTTTTATTTTATATTATCCACGAGATAGTATTAATTCACCACAACGAGATACATCTTCCATGTGAATACCACATTGGTCTTTAACATGCATTTCATAGTAGTCACCAGAGTGAGAAGCAAGTTTGTTGTTAACAGGACCATAAGGTGTAACAAGACCTGCAGTATAAATCAATGACATACCACCTTTTTTCTTAATACGCTTGATATTAGATTCTCCTTTTTCACCAGAGAAATCAAGGAAAGTAAATCTCATTGATTCAGTAGGATAACCTGTAACAGGGTCAATTTCAAAGTTAATCTCTCTATCATCATAAAGAGGATTGTGAATCAACTCAAGTTCAGCACCGTTAGCCATTCTATACTTAACAAACTGATAACCTGCTACTAATGAATTATCATTATAAGGAGATGTAGTTTTGTCAATAAACAATTGGTCAACAACTTGGATAAATCCTTTTTTCTCCATCCAATCTTGGATTGCACGATGGAAAATAATCATACCATATTCACCTGTAAATGCTTTGATTTTTCTTTGTCCACCAGGTTTAACACGAGAGTAGAAAATGTCCATCAAATACTCTTCAATAAGAGTAGCAGTTAGGTGTGTATAATAATGAACGTGAGAATCTTCCAATTGCTCTTGAATACCAGGACCAGAGTAGATAGGTCTACCATTAGCACCAAGAACTGAGTCTGTACTTCTAGAGTACCAGTAACCTCTTTCTAATTCTTTGTACCATTGTTGCCAGTATTCTACTTCAGCATACTTAATCCAAGTGTCATGCATTTTACCTTGTGGATCTGGAACTTTAACAGCCAAAACCTGATTGTGTGCATCACCTGTAATTTGGTATTTCTTTCTAAAACGAGAAAGTCTGTTTTTCAATGTAATAGGAAGAGAGTATTGAGTTGAACCTGATTGCTCTCCTGCTTCTTCATATTGAGAAAACAATTTTGCCCATTGAGTACCTGGTTGTAGGTAACTTACAGGTAAGAAATCAGCACCATTATCTGACATTAATCTTACTGTGTAAATCCAACCTTTACCATGTCTGTAAGGCTCTTCTTGGATACGAACTTGATATTTTTTGTTAGTAGTACCAGGGTGAATAACATCACCAGGAACAAACCAGTTTTCATCAAGTTTAATTTTAAAGTTTTGTTTTAACTTACCAGGAGTTGTGTTTGAAGATGGTTCAACATTTTCAATTACAACTAAAGGTCTAGTAGAACCTGTTCTTAATCCCCATTCCCACTCGTTAGAAGAAATTTCTTCTTCCTTAGCAGTAGATGAAAGAATGTAAGTCATAGGGTTATCAGAATAACGAGTTGCGGAAAACAACTTTGTCATAACTGATTCAAATACATGTGGCTTAGCAATAAGAGCAGCACCTAAGTGATTTAGGTCTGTCATGTTTGCATGCCAAGGCATTTGTTTGGTAATTAACTTGTTATTTAATTGTGCCATTTTTTAAAATTTTTTTTACTAAATTAAAAGTAATCAGCTAAACCTTTATTGCGACTTCCTTTTGTGCTATTAATTATATTAGACTTTTGGTTGTTGATTTTATTTCTTGCATCTTTAATAACTTCTGTTTTTGCTTTTTCTTTTACATCTGTAATGTCAAAGTCAGAAGAAATAAGTTTTGCTAACAAAATCATTTTCTCTTTATTCTTAAATACTTCTTGAAGGTCATTCTGAAATTGAGTTAGGTATTGACTGTTTTGCAATTTTATTGCAGGTTTTGTCATATAACCATGTAACTCTTTTTTATCCTTCTGTGTTAAAGTCCAATCTTTAATTGAAGAATTAGAGTCAATTAAATTCTTCAAATCTTTTACTAAAACTTTTTTTTGTTCTTCTTGTCTTAAAGCATTCTGCTTTTGTACTTCTACTAATTTTTCTTTTTGTTCTTCATATCCTTCTTTAATTTGCTCATGAAACTTGGCAGCATATTTACTTAACTTACCAGATTCCTTTAGCCATTCTATTTTATCTTCAATATCATCATCATCTAAATCTTCATAGTTTTTATAATAATATTCTAAAAACCTTTCCTGAGATTTAATGTCACCTGTAATGGGTTCAGGTACTTCTGATAATTCCTGATACATTTGAAAAAACTCAGATGTGCTTCCTCCTTCTCTTTTAAACTTTAAGAATGCTTTAGCATCATCATCTAACTCATTCATAAAATCTTGAATAGCTTCATCAAGTCTTGTTTCAATTTCTTCTTCTTGAATTTCAACAAACTTGTTATAGTCTATTTCTTCAGAATCATCA